AATAGATCTCACAAATGTTGTCAAGGTTCACAATGTACCAGAAAAATTTCTTTTAGATTTCCGTTATTATATTAGACAATGGAAAGTTGATAGTAAATATCAACATTCCCCTGATCTAATCACGGAACCTACTGAGAAATTCGTTAGAAATGGTCCTAATGGAGAACCAAAGTTTAAAACTGCTGATATAGAAGCTATTGCTATCTATAAAAGCAAACTTTGGAAACCATTTATGGACATTTGTAACTTAACAGGTAATCAAAATCTATCTAACTTCGTTTTCGAACTTCAAAAAAATAAGAAGTTATCAAAAGAGAAGATTGAAAAGATAAGATTACGGTACATAACATCTATTAAGGATAAGGCAAATAAAGCCCGATTAGTCGCTATTAGTGACTATTGGACCCAAATTGCATTATTTCCCTTAATGAATGATGTGAAATACTTAACTGAGAAACACTTTAACAAATTTTCTTCTTCTAAATCACATGCTGAAGGATTTGAACGTCTTAAAAAGAGTATTAAAGTAGGTATAAAATCCTACGATATAACTTCTTGGACAGATGCATTTCCTTCATCATTACAAAAGATCATGTTAGAAGAGTTATATTCTTTCGAATTAGCTCAATCCTGGTATGATCTTGTAGTGACATGTGATTGGGAAGTTAAAGGAAGAAAAGGTACCGTAAAATACGGTACTGGACAAGGTATGGGTACGGCCGGTTCCTTTGATATAGCAATGTTGACGGACATGTTTGTCCTTTCATTTATTTATAAAAGGGACTATAACATCAACATCTTTAAGTTTAGAGATGCTGGTAATCTCCTCTTTAACAAAGTAGGAGATGACCTATGGTGTTATGATCCTAAAATGAAAATTCATCATTGTTATACAAAAGAATTAGGCATGGAAATTAATGAAAGTAAAACGAAACAATCCACATCGGAAAACCTTTGTGGAGAATATGTTTCGCGTAACTTAAATTATGGTAAAGATGTTTCTAGAATTTCCGCCAATATATGTAGAGCTATTTCTAAGAATGTTTTAGACATTCCAGAATTAGCTAGACATTTGGAGGAAAGAAACATAAATTACTTTCCCATTAGAAAGATCTTAAAATCATGTAAGTTAACCACTTATGATGATCAACTCAGATCTTTCTACTTACTAACCTTATTCTTCCCCCTAAGAGAAGGGATGAAAACTTTAAAGTATTCAATAAGAAAAGATTTCCTAAATTTTATTACAGGAGATCCAATCTTATCTCTATTATCCAAAAAGGATATAGAAACTTTAAAGAATTCTTTTCTCATAACGGAAATTTGTTTACTCTTACCCCTCATACAGGAACGTATGAAACATTTGTTTCAAAACGTTGCTTTAGTTGGGTACGAGTGTTCCATTGACATGATAGCCGACAACACACGAGGCAATTCATTCAAATACAGAAATGATAAAGATCTAGATGAAAATTTAGAACTTATCACTAGTAAATGGATTTATGCCAAGTGTATGCGTCTGGTCAATTCGTTGCCTTTTGTCCTTGAACAAAGACCTAGCCAATTGGATACCGAGATCAAAAAGATCCTGGGTCCGATGGTTACTAAGTCCTCCGAAATGGAGCAAAAAGTAGTACAGATGTATCAGCTTGAAACTGTTTTTGACAGGCTGAGCTCTATATTACAGGGTCTAACCTTTAAAGAGTTAGGTAAGATCGAATCCGATAAGAAACCTTATCGGCCGACCACTACCAAGTTATTCAACTTCGTTAAAACATTACGTCCTATTGAAGTTGAACCTCATTTAGGTGAGGATGGAATTTGGAGTATCGTGGAGCATAAGACTCCGGAACGACAGCTCCTGTTAAAACAGGGTGCAGC